GTTATAGATGCCTCAGTAAACACCATTTGACTCATGTTTTGATCTCCATGTTAAAGAGGGGAAGGCAGATGAAAGGACCCGAAAAACCTACCTTCCCCCCTACTAGCACCGTTCCCCCTCAGAACGGCACTTCGTCGTCAATCATTCCGCGAGTAGCCTTTACGGGTTCGGGTTTGACATTATTCTTTGGTCCCACTGAGGCAATATAATTACCCTTTGCGGTCTTATCTTTGCTTTCCCATGTCTTTACCTTGATTGTCATAGGAACGCTTGTCAGATGTAACTGTAACGCTTCATCAGAGGGCATTTTACCACTCTTCAAAAGTTTGCCACCTGCGTTTTGATCAATCGCAACAAGCATACGTTTTGCCTTATCACGCTTGGAATCAACATCTCCTTCCCACATAGGATTAGGATCAGCCACCCATAGTTTGTGAAAAATCTTACGGTTCTTCAATTCAAAAGGCGCAAGGATTGACCAACGTAAGGAGATAAACTTCTGCCCATCCATGTAAGTGTCCCAGCCTGCCAAATCGATAATGGCTGTGCAATTGGTATTGTTTGGAATAGGTTCAATGTCACCACCGCCAACCTCAAACTGAGTGCCAGTTTTGGTAATATCTTCGCCGTCACTTAAATCCCAAAAATTATCCATTTGCCTTCTCCTTCTTATTTGCACGAAGCGCAGGAATATGATCGGTCAATGGATTGACGCCTATCTGCACGGGTAGTGGTTCGGAAATACCAAACCGATTCTTTGAAACGTTAGCGGCCGATGCATGGCAAACAAGAATACGTGTACCATCGGAAATGGCTTTCTTCTTGTCCCCTTCGCCTGTCGTAAAAGTTTCTAATTTAAGATACCCAACAAGGTCTACATCATCGACATAGTTAGGTTCAGATTTACCACTTAAACGCAAACCCCATTTTGAGAATGATTCGTCGTCTGGTGGGTTTTCCGTACCAACCTCACTATGGGCAATAAACACGGTGTGCATGTTACGCTTGTCGGCCAAAATACCTGCCGCCTTACGAATACGAGCATGCATACCCGCAACCATGGAAAGACCCGCTCCATAGCCACCCATTGCCTGCTGTATGCTCTTTGGTTTTTTAGGATCTGTATCAACGACATATTGAATAAACATACGTTCCAAAGCGGTAACGCTGTCAACAATCAGGGTTCTATAATTATGTTCTTCACTTGTGAGGGCAAATAGCTGATCCCACAATTCTTCTGGCTTTGTTAACAATGGAAACGCATCTGGTCTCTGAATGGACGGGATTGCTTGAAGGCCATCCTCTGCCCGAATCACGATCGGATTAGGAAAAGTGACCGCTAAAGTCGTCTTCCCCATACCCGCATTACCAAAGATTGTTGCAATTACTGGCCTGTCGGCTGGTTTACTTATCGTATCTAAAACGCTCATTGAGCACTCCTCTTGCTTCTACGCCTTGACAAATGGACCCATTCGGAGTGATTGTCAACAACGCAATGTGGCGAGGGAATACTTTGAGATGGATATAGACACACTGACACGCATACGGACGGCCCTAGCCGATCGTAGACTAGATAAAGTCGCCCTACAGACTGGTCTGCACGAGAACACGATTCGCTCTATTGCGTCGGGTAAGAACAAAAATCCTACTTTATCCACAATTGAGCGGTTAGTGGCTTACCTGTTCCAAGGGAAATAAGATGCAGAAAAGTTTTTGGGAGGCGGGTTACCGCGTATTCGGGCTTCATCCTATCCAAAAGGACGGCTCATGCGGGTGCGGTAATCCTAAATGCAATGCTGTTGGCAAACACCCCCTAGCCACAAACTGGCAGCACACGCCCCATTGGTCCGAAGATCAAATCGATGTCATGGCAGAGGTTGGCCAATTCGATACCGGATACGGCGTTCTTGTCCGCGGCCTTATTGTTATTGATGTGGATGCCCGCAATGGCGGTGTCGAATCATATGAGCGGCTATTGGCCGATGTTCCCGCCATTGGTGGCGCAGGGTTAATTGTCCAAACTGGGTCAGGCGGTGGTTCTAAACACCTATATTTTAAATGCGATGAGGGCCTAGCCCTTATCCAACACCATCCCGATTATCCCGGTATCGACTTTAAATCGTCTGGTTTCGTTGTAGGGCCGGGGTCGCGTCATGTTTCCGGTAACACTTATGTTACTCTCGTGGGATCGCCCACCGAAATAGACCAAGCCCCCGCAGAACTCATTCATGGCCTGTCTAAACCCGATCGGCATCGAGCCTATACTCCCACCGGGACTGTAGACGTATCACACGATGATCTTGCGGATATGTTGTCCTATATCAATCCCGATATCGACCATGAAACATGGATCCGCTGCGGTATGGCTATCCATCATGCGACCCTAGGTACAGGGTTTGCCGTATGGGATGACTGGTCATCCAAGGGCAAGAAATACCCCGGCCGAGACATTCTTGAACGCCGCTGGCACTCATTCGGTAAAGCCATTAACCCCGTGACCCTTGGAACACTGATCCACTACGCCGAGGGCGCAGGGTGGGTGCAACCCGTTACCTTTGAGCCGAATGGCGATGACGATCTGCCCGTTGTCGATGAGTATCAAGCCAAGCACATAGACATTTCCAATATTGACCTTAAACGGCCACCGGGCTTTGTGGGAACCGTTGCGGAGTGGATACACGACCAATGCCGTTACAAGCGAGAAAAACTAGCCGTAGCCGCGGCCATCGTTGCGATCGGGGATATCATTGGCCTGCGTTATTCTGACGATGTGAGCGACGTGACTTCCAACGTGTTTGCCTTCTGCGTGGCCGCGTCTGGTACTGGTAAGGAGTCAATCCAACAGGCTGCCTTTGAAATTCACAAGGTCGTAGGCATTCAAGAGCCAGTATATTCCACGATCAAATCAGAACAGGAAGTTATCCGTAACCTTACCCGTCACCAGCCATCTTATTACCAGATCGACGAGGTGGGTATCTTTTTGGATAAGGTTAAGAATGCCCAGAAGCGCGGTGGTGCCGTATATCTTGAAGGCGTCCTTGGTATCCTCATGTCGGTTTATTCCAAGGCTAACGGCTGGATGCCCTTATCAGGCGATGTCCGCGAATCGGTTAGCGGTATGATTAAAAAGGAAATAAGCCAACGAGAAAACAAGTTAGAAGAGGGTGCTAATCCTACGATTGAAAGAGAACTTGTTGAGTTAGAGCGGTCTTTAGAACAATTAAGGTCGGGTTTAAGACAGCCATTCCTGTCCCTTTTAGGGTTTACAACAGGTATTACGTTTAGTGGACTGGTTACCCAAGAGACAGCCGCCAATGGGTTCTTCGGTCGCGCATTAATTTTTGAAGAGAAGGATGACGTACCACCAGAGAAAAGGAAGTTCCGTAAACGGCCAATGCCATTGGAATTAGAACTTGCTCTCCAGCAACTCTATATGTCCGGCCATTACGATAAGACTGCTACTCGCATTGAAAACTACGGTTCAAAGGTAAGGATATCTACCACGCCAGAGGCCGAGGATATGTTAGAAAACGCCATGGAAATCATGCATAGCCTTGCTGAAGATCATACAGAAAAGTCTGGCATGTCGTCCTTGTTTCTTCGTGCCAAGGAATTGATCGCCAAGATTTCGTTTATTCTAGCCGTGCCGGAAGGTATCCGTACAGTTGAACATGTTCGTTGGGCTTATGCACTTGTGCGCCGTGATGCGGAAGAAAAGACCCGACTTGTTGTTGGTAACGATCGAGTAAAAGATGCCCCTAAAACCGCTCTAGTGAGCCGATTGGAAAGCCTGTTGGAGCGTGAAGATGGCGAGACGTTTGGAGTTATTGTTAATAAGCTACGTGCTTTCAAGAAAGAAGATATAGAGCGTACCCTTCAAGAAATGTTGCGAAGCGGCCAAGCCGTTCTTGATGAATCTATTCACCCACGCCGCAAAATTAAAGTGAAAAGGTTTAAACTGAAATGACTATCGACCTAAAAGACCACATAGAAAAAAAGAAGCAAGAGAAGCACATTAAAGCCTACGACAAGATTGGCGCAGCCGTTAATGGTTTGTCCATTGGCACGGTATTGCACATCCTGTCTGCATTTACAGCGGCCGTATTAAACAACATGGATGAGCCTGATCGTAGCAAAGCCGCTATGGTGTTTTCATCCGTCATCATGGAAAGCAAAAAGGAACCCGTGCAATGAACTATATCGTTGAAGAAGAATGCGAACGTACTGTCTGCCCGATGGGTGTTGGTGGAATTGTTGTACACCATAATGGTGTGCCAGTTGGTAAGGCTTGCATCGGTCGTAAGTGCGCCGGGTGGCGATGGGAAACCATTGTTGATGATTGGAATAAGGAAACAGAGACGTGGGATACCCACTATAGCGATCTGTTTGGTTTTTGT